CTTGTTGTCCAAAACGAATAAGCTTTACTTTACTTCCGTCTTTAGCAAGTACAGCGTGGCTTTTCTTTGGATGACCTGGAGTTCTTTTAGGTTTGTTATACCCTGCAAACTTTTCTTTACCTTTTTGTATCATTTAGATGAATTGTATTGTTTATACTAAGTTTAATATCATTTGAATCATAATGACGAACTCTTCCATCGTTCTTATCTGCCACAACCCATATAGTATTTTGATGTATTCCATAGTCTATAATTAATATTGCAATACCTTCTCCGTGGGGAGTATCAACCCAATATGTAGATTGAAACTCGTGGATAGCAGTCATTACTTTTTCTTTTTAGCTTTAGCATTTATTTTCTTAGCAGCAGCAACAGCTTTAACAAAAGCTTTGCTTCCTTTCTTTGCAGGCTTTTCGCCTCTTGCTCTTTTAGCCCTAATGTTTTCCCAAAGACCTGGTAATTTCGCTTTCATATTACATTCTTTTTTTAGCCATTTTAGATTGAACCTTAGTCTTTACCTTGTTAGGTAATTTCTTTCCTTTTGGAGTTTCTTTCTCCCAACGCTTTGCCATCTCTGGGTTATTAGCGTACATAAATCCTCTTTGTGCTTTACTCTTAAATGGCATAGTTTAATATTTATCTAGTATGTATTTTCTTCTTATATATTTCGCCCTTCTCATTAAAGCGCTATCTAAAGATCCGCTCATATCTTCAAAGGCTTTCTTCAAACCTTCGTTATATCCAAACAATTGGTTATTAGCCATAATAGCAATATCCAATCTTTCTTTCAAACTATCAATTACAGTTTTATTCCCAACTTTGCTAAGTAAGAAGAGACTATCGATTTTAGCTTTTTGAGTATTAATTGTTTCATTATAGTTGTTGAATTTAGTGTTAATATCATCTGCTTGGCTTTTTAATAAAAGCACGACAGTATCTCCATTAATTATCTTTGTCTTTGGATACGATTGGCTTAAGCTCAAATGGCTCACCAATAGCATCATCATCAGTACCGTTAACCTTTTCATTTAATTTTTTATTTTCTTGTTTCAATTCAGTTACTACCTCTTTAAAGCTATCACAAGCTTTCTCAGCTTGCTTTAACTCACCAACCCTCTTTTGGATGAATGCACTATTTTTCTTTACGGTTACACTAACCATAGAGTCTATGTTCATAGAATGCCATCCTTTAACAGGGTGTGGCTTAATAGCTTTCTGTGCTGTTATAGAGGTTAACATTATTAATATCAACCCAAGTATCGTAAGTATAATTACTATTCCTGCTTTATTTGGTTGCATTGATAATGGCTTGTTGTGCAATAATGTTATAAATGATTGAGTCTTTCTTGTCTACTGTCTTTTGAAGATTACGGTTATCCTCAATACAATTTTCAATACCTTTGCTTGATCCAGCTTTCATATCCTTGTATACATAGATAATACCAAATACACAAAGGAAAGCTACCGCTGCAATAGGGTACTTTCTAAACTGGTTAAAGCTAACAGGTAACTTAACAGCACCTGATGCTGCATCTGTTACTTTCTTTGTTGTTGTTCTCTTAGTTGCTGGTTTCTTCGCTTGAGTCATCTGTTCCGTTTTTCTTTCCAAAATATCCATCAATAGCTTTCTCAACTACTTTCAAGCCCAATAAGGCAGCAATCAATAAAGTTACTGAATATACTAAAGCTTCAGAAGGAGCTACGTGTTGCTCGCTAAAGCTATTATGATATAGGGTTACTCCTAAAAGGATACCTAAAAATAAAGCGATTAAACGCTTCATTGAAGGAGCGTCTGGTTTATCTAAAAAGAAACCTGCGATAAAGTTTATTAGTTTTTTCATAAGTCTAAGTTTTAAAAAGGGGGAACTTAATCCCCCTATTAATTACTCAGCTTCGATTACTTCAGCTTCTTGAGACTTAATAGCCTCGTTTAAGAAGTTTACGATTGGAGCACCGTATTTCATTGGTAACTCTTGTAAGAAAGCATCTAAAGCTTTTAATTGTTCTTCGTTTAATACTACTTGTTTCATCGTGTATTGTGTTTTATAGTTAAAAAAAAATTTATGGCGCTTCTAATTTAATTCTATATTCAATACCATTAATCCATATTTTTAAATGGGTATTAGGT